TAATTGTGTTCATAATTGGAAGGTTGAATAATTTTCTTATATTAAAAGTTATGTATCGTCAGATTTTTCTATAGTGATTTTTTTTAATTGCATAAAAGCAAGTAAGAAAAATAAAACCATAAGAATAATTAAAAATACACAACTATATCTAGTTTACCATAAAGTGATATAAAAACACTACTAAATACTTAAGATAATTTATTTATATTTTTTTATACTCCGAGTACAAATTTTTTACTTCTATTTACTTTTATGTACTTCTTAGGACTCCTAGCATCTTATGTACTCTCTAAGGCACTTCTAAGGACTTCAGAGGACTTTTATGGACTTGGGGGGACTAGTAGTACAAAAATTTTTTTTATAGGCCAGGGCGGGTACCTTAAATATATATTGGTTAACTTTTTGGTTCTATACGAATAGCTAATTCTGGAGCTTGGATATTAACTGTCTCTACAGATTCACCTATTACTTTGCCTAGCGAGTCTAAGATTTGAGCGGCTGTTTGAAGCTGACCCTTTTTGACAGCTTTGTTGAATAATCTTATTCTCATTGCTTGAAGTCTAGGTAATAAAGTTTCTCTGTCTTTCTCCCAATCTTCGTTATTCCAAACTTTAACTCTATTCCAATCTTGCCAGCCTATAGTTTCTGAAACTCCTTCTATGTTTGCGTGTTCTATTACTAATTGACGAGTAGTTTTACCTTCTAGTTGTCTAGCGTATAGTCTTTGAGAACGCTTTAGGACATCGGAAAAGGCTGAACGACCTTTCTTTTTTACTGGTTGCGCTATTAAGTTATCGTTAAAGTTTTCTGGAAAAGTAGAAGAAGCCACGGACTTACTTGCGAGGTGTATTTAATGAAATAATAACCTAAAAGTAAAGGAATAGGCTATAAATAGGGGGTATTAGTTGAATTATCTGTTATTTTTGAGTGTATGGCGGTAAAAAACAAACCAGAAATCAGTTTAAGGTATGCACAGGGGGAAGTATTTAATTGTGATAAAAGATTTAGGGTGCTGGTTGCAGGAAGAAGGTTTGGAAAGAGTTATTTATCCTGTATCGAATTGCTTAGGGGAGCTATTAATCGACCTGGCGAGGTATATTTCTATTGTGCTCCTACTTATAGGATGGCAAAGGATATTGCGTGGAAGGAACTGAAGAAGTTAGTGCCTAAAGTTTGGGTACAGAGTAAGAATGAGACAGATTTAAGGTTGGAATTGATTAATGGGTCAACTATTGAGTTGAAAGGAACTGAAAATGCAATGGCTTTGAGGGGTAGAAGTTTAGCTGGTGTTGTTTTAGATGAGGCTGCGTTTATGGATAGAGATGTATGGGCTGAAGTTATTAGACCTGCATTGGCTGATAAACAGGGATGGGCTTTATTTATTTCTACTCCTGATGGTACTGCGAGTTGGTTTTATGATATGTGGTGTTATTGCGGAGAGAAGGAGTGGGATGATTGGAAAAGATGGAGTTTTACTACTGTTCAAGGGGGTAATGTAGCAGCAGAGGAAGTTGAAGCAGCCAGAGGGCAATTAGATGCGAGAACATTTAGACAAGAATTTGAGGCTAGTTTTGAGAATTTAACTGGATTAGTTGCTGTTAGTTTTACTGATGAAAATATTGATAAGGAGGTACAGGATCTAAATATGCTTCCTTTGTTAATCGGCTTGGACTTTAACGTAGACCCTATGGCTGGAATTTGTGCGTATAAGCATGACAATAACCTATATGTGTTTGATGAAATCATGCTGACAGGTGGTGCTACCACTTGGGATTTTGCAGAAGAGGTTGTTAGAAGGTATGGGGTAGATCGAAGAGTTATTGCTTGTCCTGACCCTACGGGTAGTGCAAGAAAAACAAGTGGAGTTGGTGTTACTGACCATACTATTCTTAGACGTAATGGTTTTACTGTTTTAAGTCCGAAAGCACCCTGGAAGATAAGAGATAAGATTACTGCTGTTAATACTGCTTTGTTAGATGCGAATGGAGATCAGAGAACATTTATACATCCAAGATGTAAAGAGTTAATAAAATCACTTAGAACGTTAACTTATGCACCTAATACTGGCTTACCTAATAAAAATCTGGGTGTTGACCATGCTTTTGATGCTTTTGGTTATCTTTGTCTACAACAATTTAATTTGGCGAAACCAGAGACACTAGGCCAAACTTCGTTTAGAATATACTAAGAGACACTTTTTGTTATGGCTTACGGTTCAATGAAACCTAAAGGTAAGAAGAAAAAGAAAAAGGGAGGTAAGAAACGTGGCGAATGTTCCTGTAAATAAAACTTTATACTCAAGAGTAAAATCAGAAGCTAAACGTAAGTTTGCTGTTTATCCTTCTGCCTACGCTAATGCTTGGTTAGTCCGAGAGTATAAAAAACGTGGTGGTACTTATAGAGTGGAGAAAAAACGTGGCAAGAAGTAGTGGTGGATTAACCCGTTGGTTTAAAGAAAACTGGGTAGATGTCAAAACTGGTAAGCCTTGTGGTCGTTCTAAGGGCGAAAACAGAAGTTATCCTGCTTGTAGACCTAAAAAACGTGTATCAAGTAAGACACCTAAGACTGTAGGGGAAATGTCAGCAAGTGAAAAGGCTAGGTTTAAAAGAGAAAAAACAGGTAGTAAAAAAATAAGTTATCAACATAGACGTAAAAAGAAGAAGAAATAACTGTAAAAGTTACGATTTCACGGTAATATAATCGTATAAGTAAAATTTTCTTGGAATCATGGCATTTTTTCGTGGCGAAGAAGGCTCTGTTGCATTTGATAACGGAACTGGATCAGTTGGAGCTATAGCTTCTACAACAGCTTGGACATTAGATGTAACAAAAGACACTCTTGAGTGTACTGCTCATGGAGATACCTCTAGAAAGTATGTAGGTTCTCTTAAGTCAGGATCAGGTACAGTTGATCTTCTTTATACTGCAACATCTGGAGATGATACCTCTGAAATAATTAATGATGTTCTTACATCTGAAGATGCTGGTGATGCTTCATTTAACCTTTTCTTAGATACATCAGGTGGTAAAAAACTAAGTTTTAACGGAATTATTACAGGAACATCATTTAGCTCTACTGTTGGAGACATTTCTACAGTTTCAGTAAGTTTCCAAACTACTGGCGATATAACTTCTGCTGCGTAATGCCTAAAGGATCTTATTCACCCAAGCAACGCAAACTTGCTGCTGTTGCTCCACCACGGGATAAGATTACTGGTGCTGACTTGAAAAAGCTAAATGCTAAAAAGAAAAAAAGGAAAAAGAAATGAAAATAAAAAAAGAACTTACGCAAAGACAAAAAGATGCTTTAGCAAATCATAAGAAGAAGGGAACTCATACTGCAAAACACATGGCAGAAATGAAAAAAGAAATGTTGAAGGGTAAAACATTTATGGAAGCACATAGAATTGCTATGAGGAAAAAAGGAAAGTAATGCCTAAAAGAAAAGGAGTCAGTTTATCAGTTGGAAGAGGCGAAAAGTCTAAGAAAGGTGGGCTGACTGCTAAAGGACGAAAAAAATATAATGCTGCTACTGGTAGTAATTTAAAAGCACCTGTTACTAAAAAATCTGGTCTTACACCAAAAGAGAAAGCTAGAAGAAAGAGTTTCTGTGCTCGAATGGAAGGAATGGCTGGTCCATTAAAAGACAAAAAAGGTAGACCGACTAGAAAAGCGTTAGCATTAAAACGATGGAGGTGTTGACATGACTTATGCAATCCCAGGACCAATACGAACCAACATTGTTTCGTCTACTTCAGTAGGTGGAGTTGATAGTCCTTTTACTAGAACTAGAGCAGTTTTAGACATGATGAAAGGTTGGGAAATAATGAAGGCTGTTACTGAAGGAACAGATTATTTAAGAACAAATAGCGAAGCATTTTTACCATTAGAACCAAGAGAAGATTATGAAGCTTATCTTGCAAGAGTAAATAGAGCAGTATTTAGTCCATTTACACAAAGGTTAATAAGAGCAGCAGCAGGTCTTGTACTTCGTAAGCCAATTACGTTGATAGGAGATCCTTATTGGACAGAAATGTTCAAAATGGATGTCGATGGCTGTAAATCTGATTTAGATGAATATGCAAGAAGGATATTGATGTGTTCTCTCACTTATGGTCAAAGTCATATTCTTGTTGATTATCCTGCACCTTCTGGTGCGTTAACACTTGCAGAAGAAAGACAACAAAATCGTAGACCTTATTGGATTGAAGTAGATCCTACAAATTTATATGGCTGGAGATTAGATAGAGAATCTAATTATGGAAATCTAGTACAAGCAAGAATAGCAGAAAAAGCTGTATTACCTAGTGGTCAATTTGGAGAAAAAGTATTCGACCAGATAAGAGTTATAGAACCTGGCAGATACAGAGTTTTTCGTAAGAGAGAACAAATAGAAGAAATGTATGATGTAGCTGATGGAAGTACTGCTGGTAATTTTGAAGTAGGTTCAGCAGATAAAGATTATAGACAAGTAGAATCTGGTAGTTTTTCTCTTGGAGAAATACCTTTAGTTACTATTTATTCTGGTAAAACAGATAATTTAGTAAGTAAGCCACCTTTATTGGATATTGCATATTTAAATTTGGCACATTTTCAAAGACAAGCTGATTTAATACATAGTTTGCATGTTGCATCTCAACCAATGTTGGTAATGGAAGGATATGACGATCAGACTAAAGATTTAGCTATTTCTGTTAATTATGCGATGGCAACTCAGCCAGGAAATAAAGTTTATTATGTTGAACCAGCTTCTAGTGCATTTGAAGCACAGTCCGCAGAAATAAAAGAGTTACAGATGCAAATGGCTACTCTTGGTATTAGTACTTTGTCACAACAAAAGTTTGTAGCTGAATCTGCTGATGCTAGAAGATTAGATAGAGTCGATACAAACTCTATGCTTGCAATGGTATCTATGGAATTAGAGCAGAAATTACAAAAGGCATTTAATTTATCTGCTCAATATGTAGGAATAGAGCCACCAGAAATAAAAATTAGTAGAGATTTTGATATTGAAAGGTTAATTGGACAGGATATTACAGCTTTAACA